CGTGTACGCGCCGCTGCGAGAGCGCAACTGGCCGATCGCTGTCGCTGCGTCGAACGTCGTCGGGTCGATCGCAGACTCGATCGTATTCCTGTGGCTCGCGTTCGGGTCGCTCAACTACATCACCGGACAGATCTTCGGCAAGGCGATCATGGTTGCTGTTGCTCTCCCGTTCGTCGCTATGGCCCGCCAGCGATACGAGCAGCCGCTGACTGAGTTCACGGTGATGGTCCCAGGCGATAGTTGATCTACTTCGGAAATCCGTCAACTGAATCGATCCGTTGTGCAATGGCGACTCGTGATGACTTGGGAGCGATTATTACGCCCGCTCAAGGTAATCGTCTGCGGGTCACCGACGACATTTCAACGATCATTGATAACGGGTGTTTTTCTCAACCTGATGCGTTCACATTGGCAAAGTATCGGAAACTTGTTGCCAATCATCCGAACGCATTGTTCGTCACGGTGCCGGATGTCGTCGGTGATTGGGCAGCGACTCTCCGCCGATGGGATGAGTTCCCGAAAGACGACTGGCCGGTTCCGCTGGCAATCGTCTTGCAAGACGGCGCAACTGTTGACACAGTCCCGTGGGATGCGATCGGCGCAGTTTTCGTCGGCGGCACAACGGAATGGAAGCTCGGGTCGGAAGTGCGATCGATCGTTGCCGAAGCGAATCACCGTAGAGTATGGGCGCACATGGGGCGAGTGAACAGCCACCAGCGTTTGCGATACGCCGAGTGGATCGGGTGCGACTCCGCCGACGGCACGTTTCTCGTTTTCGGTCCCGACGTCAATCTGGCGAGATTGGCGCGATGGCTCGACGAGGTCAACAGTCAATCGGCGCTATTCGACGCAGCCCTATCCCCGACCGTCACCAGCAAGTAGGCTGCCGACCGTGGCGCAGAGGACGGGTAGCCGGACGACTCCGGTCAAAACGAAGAAGGCAACCTCCACGGATTTCGCTGAGGTCGGTTCCGCTGGGTTGTCGGTGAACGCCGGACAGGTCACTGAGGACTTCCTGCGGCAGTTGCAGGGCCGTTCAGGGATGGCGATCTACCGGGAGATGGCGGAGAACCATCCGGTGATCGGCGCGACGCTCGCTTCGATCGAGATGCTGTTCCGGTCAGTGGAGTGGACGGTTCAGCCCGCTGATTCCGACGATCAAGCAGCGATCGACGAAGCCGAGTTTGTTGCCTCTTGCATGTCTGACATGTCGACGTCGTGGGAAGATTTCGTGTCGTCGGTGCTCGGGTTTCTTGTGTACGGCTATTCGCTGCATGAGATCGTGTACAAACGACGGCAAGGACTCGCTGCCGACGGCACATCATCGAAGTTTGATGACGGCAGGATCGGGTGGCGGAAACTGCCGGTGCGTGCCCAAGACACGATCACGGAATGGCGGCTCGACAGCAACGGCGGGATCGAGGGCGCTGTCCAGCAGGACCCGTCGAAAGGCACCAACACGCTCCTACCGATCGACAAGTGCCTGCTGTTTCGCACCACGACCCGGATGAACAACCCGCAGGGACGCTCGATCCTGCGATCCGCATACGTCTCTTGGTACTACCAGAAGCGCATCACCGAGATTGAGGCGATCGGCATCGAGCGAGACCTTGCCGGTATGCCGGTTGCGTTGGTGCCGCCGCAACTGTTGTCGAACTCGGCGACGGCAGCAGAAACCCAAGCGCTCGATGCGATCAAAGAAATCGTGCGCAACATTCGCCGTGACGAGCAAGAAGGGCTGGTGTTCCCGCTCGCCTACGACCCTGAAACCGGGAACCTCGCCTACGACATCAAACTCATGTCGACCGGCGGTCGCCGCCAGTTCGACACGAACCAGATCATCGGACGCTACGACACCCGCATCGCGATGACGATGCTCGCCGATTTCTTGCTTGTCGGCCACGACCGGATCGGAGCGCAAGCACTGTCCGTATCGAAGATCGAACTGTTCCAAGATTCGATTTCGGCGTACCTCGCAAACATCGCAGACGTCCTGAACAGCTACGCGATCCCTCGCCTCATGCGAATCAACGGCATCGATCCCCGGCTCGCTCCGACGATCACGTACACCGCTCCACGCGCACCTGACCTCGACACGATCTCCAACTACGTTTCCCGCCTCGCGACAGCCGGAGCGTTGATGCCGGACGACACGCTCGACGATTATCTGCGGGAGATCGGCGGGCTACCCAACGACGAAGTCGCCGAGGTGGACTGATGGCGACATCGCACCGATCGTATGACACGCCCACCGAGATCGTGCCTTTGACCGGCACCAGTCAACTCATCGCCGCAGACGATGGTGTCCTGTACGGCTTCGAGGTGTCCGACGACACCCAGTCAAGCGTTCACGCCCACATCCACCACGGCACCGACAACACCGGCCCGATCATTACAGGCGTCAAACCACCCAACGGCGGCCACGACGCGATCTGGTTCGGCCCGAACGGCGTCCACTGCCCTGACGGCATCTTCCTCGACGTCACGTCAGGGACGCCCGAAGGATCAGTGTTCGTTCGCAGATGACCGTCCGGGTGCGGCTGGTCGAGAAGCAGCGGCACGACAACCACCGCCCCGAGTTCCGCCCGACCGACAGCGACAAACTGTACGGCTCGGAACGCACTCTGGCTGCTGCGCTCAACCGCATCGCTGACGCCATCCCGACATCGCTCGTCGAGGATTACATCTACGGCCGTGTCCGCCCGACAGCGTTGACGCGCCGAATCACGAACCTCGTCGAAGATGACCCGACGATGATCGAACGCCCGTTGTTCGCAGCGTTTCAGGTTGGCGAAATGGACGACGCCGCCCAGCAACGCAAAGACGTCAACAGGCGGCTGCGTCAACTCGGATCGAACGTCCGTCTGCGCTCAACGCAGGAGCTGCGCAAAGCACTCGACGAGGTCGTGTGGCAACCAACAATCCGATCGTTCAACGTGACCGACCCGAACGCCCCGGCACGCATCCACGCCCGGTTCCAGTCGCAACGCATCTTGACCGATTTGTCGCGGGTCACGATCAACTCGATCGACGTGATCGTGCAAAGCTCGTTCACCGTGACGCAGTCGTTCCAAACAGGGCGGACCGTTGTCGGGTTGACCCCGCAGCAAACCGCGTCGACGATCTACACCGCGCTATCGGAGGTATCACCGGTCACGCCGACCGGCGCTGATCTCGCTTCGCGGGTCGCAGTGCATACACGCGGCCTCAACGACCGCTGGGCGCTCGCTGTGCAACGCTCCGGCAACGCCGCCGGGTATCGGGCTGCACGCAACGGAGCGGACGCTCAACGCGTTCTGAACGTCGCTGAGAAGCAGATGGCACGCCACGGCGATCGGCTCCGGCGGGCGCGTGCCCGCATGATCGCCCGCACCGAAATCGCGGTCGCTCAGAATGCAGGGATACAGGCGCAGCACGACGCGATGATCGCTGCCGGGGTAGCGTCGCCGGATTCGCAGAAGGAATGGATCACGGGTCCGTTCGATGTGTGCCCGATCTGCACACCGCTCGGCGGCACTGCCGTACCGGTCGCGGGCGAGTTCTTCTGGCCGGGTGGGGCAGGCAACCCGCCCGCTCACCCGTCGTGCCGTTGCAAGACACGGCTGCGACCATCGATCGAGCAAGCGCCGGTGCGGTTCGGGGACGGCACCCGAGACAGCCCGTATCAGTATCGGTTCGCTGACGGATGGGTCGCGCCGTTGCCGTAGAGACGTCCTCTACAGACAACGGCAAAAGCGGCATCTACAGTTGCCGACGTGCAAGCGCATCAACTCGTAGACCTCGAACTTCAAGAGGTGTCCGGCGTCGATCATCCCGCTTCTCTCGTCGAGGGTTGGCTGGTGATGAAAGCCGACGACCCGATCAGTGACGCGTTTGCAGACCTAATCACCGACCAGGAGATGAACCCCGTGGACGAAACCCACGACGCTGCCCCGGTCGTTGAGGCTCCGGTCGCTGACGAAGCGTTGGCGAAGGAACTCGGCGATCTGCGGAAAGCACTCACCGACATGACCGCCCACTTCGAGAAGGCTGCCGCCGAGCGTGACGCGCTCGCTGAAACCGCCGAGGTCGAGAAGGCCGCCGCAAAGGTTGCCGAATGGGATCAGGTCCCCGGCATGAACGACGAGTTCGTGCCTGTCCTTCGTTCGCTCAACGACGACCAGCGTGAAGCCGTGTCCGCCGTGTTCGATGCCTGCCAGATCGCGTTCGCTGAGGCGGACGTGACGAAGGAACTCGGCACCGACACGCCCGGCGACGGCGACGCCCTGTCGACGATCGAAACGCTCGCCAAAGGTCTCGTCGCTGAGGGCAAGGCGAGCAACATCCATCAGGCGATCGCAGCAGTTGCCGCTGATCGTCCCGACCTGTACGCCGAATACGTCGGCGGGAAGGGCTGAGACTCATGGCATACGAGTCACCACAAGCACTGTCCATCGGCACGTTGACCGCCGCCGCTGACCTGTCCGGCAAGCAGTATCACTTCGTCAAGCTCGCAAGCGCGACGACCGTGAACGTCTGCTCCGGTGTCACCGACGTCCCGATCGGCGTGTTGCAGAACAACCCGACCTCCGGCAAGTCCGCTGAGGTTCTTCTCCTCGGCGTGTCGAAGGTTGTCGCTGACGCGACGCTCGCTGCTGGCGACGTGATCGGCACCTCCGCCGACGCGCAAGCACAGCCGTTGACCGTCGGCACCGAAACGACCGTGTACACCTGCGGTCAGGCGATCACCGCCGGTTCCGCTGGCGACACTGTCACCGCATTCATCAACATCTCGAACGGGAGGGCTAGCTGATGCCTCAGCCAACTCAATCAGACGTCCATGTCGACGCAATCCTGACCGGCATCTCCGTGGCGTTCATGCAGGACGCCGATCACTTCGTCGCAGGCAAAGTGTTCCCGTCGGTTCCGGTCCAGAAGCAGTCCGACAAGTACTTCACCTACACGCAGGATGATTTCTTCCGTGACGAAGTGCAGTACCGCGCCGACGGCACCGAATCGGCAGGGTCCGGCTACGGCTTGTCGACCGCGACCTACTCCGCCGACGTGTGGGCGCTCCACAAGGACATCGGCGACCAGACCCGAGCGAACGCTGACGCGCCGCTCAACATGGATCAGGACGCCACCCGCTACCTTGCTCAGCAGATGCTGATCCGGCAGGAACGTGACTGGGCGACCAGCTACTTCGGCACCGGCATCTGGGACACCGATGTCACGCCCGCCACCCTGTGGTCGGCGACCTCGTCGGACCCGATCGGTGACGTGCAGACCGGTATCAACACCGTTCTGACGAACACCGGTTACCGCCCGAACGTCGGCGTCTGCTCGTACGCAGTGTTCTCGATCCTGAAGAACCACGTCGACATCGTTGACCGGTACAAGTACACGACGTCGGAGTCGATGACCACCGACCTGATCGCCCGTGTGCTCGGCCTCGACGAACTCCACGTCATGGGTTCGATCGTGAACACCGCAAACGAGGGCGCGACCGCGTCGTACAGCCAGATCGGCGACAAGGACATGCTCCTCGCATACCGTCCCGCCTCCGCTGGCCTGATGACCCCGTCCGCCGGGTACAACTTCACGTGGACCGGTCTCGCCAACAGCGGCGGCATCGGCACCGCGACGTCGGTCAGCCGGTTCCGCATGGATCACCTCCGTGCGGACCGTTTGGAGATCCAGTCGGCGTGGGACATGAAGGTCGTGTCCAGCGCGCTCGGCTACTTCTTCTCCAACTGCGTCGCCTAGCATCGACGATTCCTCCAGTCGTAGCAGCCCACCCGGTGACTCCTTCCGGGTGGGCTGTTGCGTTCCATCTACAGACTCGCTGCACGCTGTGACGTAGGCTTACCGCATGACGTGGAACTACTCCGGTGATCCGGCATCCTCCGCACGCGACTCGATCAGGTTTCTAGTCGGCGACACCGACATCAACGACCAGCTCGTCACCGACGAAGAAATCGCGTGGACGAACAACCAAGTCACCGGGTCTGATACCGCAACGACCGACCTGTACACGGCGGCGTACCGCGTGATGATCGCGATCGCATCGAAGTTCAGTCGCCTCGCAAATCAAGCGATCGGCGATATGCGCGTCGATCTGTTTCAGAAAGCCGAAAACGCTCGGCTCCAAGCCGAAGAACTACGGACGCTCGCAGGCCGCGAAAACCTTGTCCCTGTGCCGTATGCGGGCGGCATCTCGATCGCAGATAAAGACATCGACCGGGCGAACAGCGACCGCGTCGACCCGTTCTTCACGACCGCCCAGTTCGCGAACACCTACGACTACGGTGCGGGACCGGCGCGGGCCAACGCCGGTGACGACAACGATCTCGAACTGTGACCGGCGCAGCATCCTCCGAAGTGTTCGCTACGGCGTTACGGGTCAACATGACGCCGCAAACCGTGGATGTGCGCACGTCGTCAACGACGAACAGTTACGGCGAACGCACTTTCACCGGCATTGCAACCACCTATGACTGCTACATCGAGCGGGTAGTGGAGCAGCCTGCCGGGATCAACGGCGACGTTCTCGTCGACTACAAGGTGTTCGTCCCGCATCAGACGATCGCTGTCGATACGGGCGATGAGATCACGTTGCCTGCGCCGATCTCAGCGGTACGCCCGATCGTCGGTGTTGAGACAGGTGCCGATCCGCTCGGTCAGGTCGGGCAGATCATCTACGTCGGGCGGTCATCGCGATGAGGATGACGTGGAACGCTGGCGGATGGCGACGCAAAGTTGATCTTGCTGACGCCGCTACCCGTCAGGCTGTTCTGGTCGCCGTCAACGACATCGCTTTAGAGGTCGCTGGCAAAGCCGACGAACTCGTCCCGTTCGACACAGGCGCTCTCTCAGGTAGCCAGAGGATCGAGCACGCTACATCCCGTACCCTGACAGCGACGATCAGCTACGGCGGCCCAACAGCCCCCTACGCGCTGGTACAGCACGAGGACATGGACTACCGGCACGCACCGGGGCGGACCGCTAAATACCTCGAACGGCCCGCGCGTGACGTCGGGCAACAACTCGACGATCGCATCGTTGACCTCGTGAAACGGGCACTGTGATGGCGTTCCTTGAT